GGAACGGCGGTGCACGCCTGAGCGGTGCACCAACAGCACCGACAGCGGCAGTTGGCACGAACACCACTCAGATAGCGACAACTGCTTTTGTACATTCAGCTATTCCTACAAACGTATCGTCGTTTTCTAATGATGCGGGCTATATTAAAAGCGTAAATAACACCAAGCCCGACGCTAGTGGTAACGTAACTATTACTGTTAGTGGCGGCGGGAGTGGTAGTGGAGTAAGCACGTCTACACAGAACACATGGACGGCTCAGCAGTCGTTTAATTTAGTCTTGTTGGACGTAGAAAAATACAAAACATCCTACGATGATGGAAATTCTGTAAAACCTTCTAGCGTTACGGCTGTGTACAATGCAACAGGTAGTTTTACTTTAGATTTAACAAACTTCTCTTATCTACTAAGCATAGGGCAATCATTAGTTTTTACTGCATATATCAAAGCTAATGCTGATTATCCTCTAACTATAACTAATGGGGGTACGTTAAAATATACTGGCAACCCATCTGATTTAGCGATTACGAGCGCAGGTTTATTACTTAATATCTTTATAACATTAGATAATAGTGGTAACAAAACAAGCATCGTACAAGCATCTAAGTTATCGTAGAGGTGATGTAATATGGGACTTAATCGTCTATTTATGTTCAAGCGTGCTGAGGGCGGTGGTGATGTCACCGAGAACGTGTTTGTAATGACTATGGGACGGCAAAGTGGTCAGTACGGGTATAGTCGCAATAATGGCAACTATGGCGAGGTTACAGGTAATGTTACGCATGATGGTAGAGCGGTAACATTGGTAATGTTATCTTATTACGGCAGTTGGCTTGACGTTGCATTTAAGGAGGGTGGTGTTACGAGCGGTAGTCGCAATATCAGCCTTAACATCACTCCTATAGAAACAGGCATTGCTGTGCCCCTTGCAGTTGGTAAGATGTCATATCAAGGTGCCAGTGCAGGATTCTACGCCTATGTGCAACGTGTGCCGGCCAGTATCTCTAGCATGTTTACTGCCGGCAATGTAGGCAAGAAATTTAAAGTAGAAATCATCTTTAACTAAGGAGGCAGGCCATGAAAACATATACATACAAGGACAATATCTATAACAACCTCTATGATTTGTCGGAGGCAATGGGACGAGATGGCACATTTATCCCACGAACAATATCTGATACAGACTTGAAGCAACTAGGCGTTGTCGTGACGGAAGCGGAAGAACCAATTGAAAATATCCGCGCCCGAAAAATAATTGAACTGAAGCGCCAGCGTGATGTTGCAGAGGTTGAGCCGGTAGAATATGGCGGTTATCTCTACGATTACGACAGTCAGGCGCGCGACCGTATAGCAGCCGCGATAATTGCGCTCGATGTTCAGGGCGATGGCGCTAAAATTAGCTGGACCACGGCAGACAATGAGGATGCGGTGGTTACGGCTCAGGACCTGCGTATGATTATTGCTGCCGTGGCCGCACGCAGCAATAAACTGCATACAGCGTACAGGGCTGCTAAGGCACAGGTGGAAGCTGCCAGCACGGCAGAAGAAGTAGAAGCTGTAACAATGAATAATTAGGAGGTTGAGAGATGGATTTTTTAGCTTTGCGCTACGCCGTATATAACGCGGCACACACTTTAACTCATGGTTTTATCTACAAATCGGTGATCGGGGCAATCCTTGCGGTATTGCTGCACAAACACGCGATATTATTTATGGTTTTTACCGCGTTGGTATTTTTGGACTGCTTCACTCGCTGGATGTCTTTGAGCTACAAGCGCCTGCAGGGCATGGGGCAAACTCCGTCTGTGATGCAGATTATAGGCGGCATCACAGCAGCGCGCGCCGAAGGATTGATTTCCTCGGAGGTGATGAAGCATCGCTTTGTTGGCAAGGTCATCGTGTATATCCTCTGCGTGCTTGCCGCTGTGCTGGTAGACTTGGCGATGATTACGCTGCATCAGCCTGTGTGGGCTGTTCCGCTGGTTGCGGGTTATCTTGTAATCACCGAGCTGCTGTCGATTTGTGAGAATTTGAGTGATGCAGGCATTGAGACTGTCGGGGAACTGGCAGCTATCATTAAAAAGAGAAAGGGCTGATTACTATGTTAACTGAACATTTTTCTGAAGCTGAATTTGCATGCCGTTGCTGTGGCATGCTGCCTACGACCGGTATCAGCATGGCATTGCTGTTGGGACTGGAGCGCTTGCGCCTGCGCATCGGCAGACCGATTAACATCAGTAGCGGTTATCGTTGTCCGGATCATAATCGCGCTGTTGGTGGCGTGTGGAACAGCCAGCATGTCAAAGGCACTGCTGCAGATATCTATGTTGATGGCATGGGCGTGCGTGAACTGGCCAATATCTGCAAGCAGATTTTCGATGGCGTGGGCACCTACGTTGATGGCGGCTTTGTGCATGTGGATATGCGCGAGGGTGGAGCTGTTCCAGGATACTTTACTTGGGAGGGCTAAGATGTGTTTAAAACAATATTGCGCAATTACTGCAGCTACATGGTGCTTGCTGTTGTCTGCCTCTGCATCGGCGGCGTCATCGGCTACAACTTACACGATGACGGCAACGGAGATGGCAGCGCTCGACAGCAGGTTGAGTCTGCTGCAGCAGCAAACCAAGAGCACCAAGCAAGCGCTGGCAGAATCACAAGCAGCGCTGAGCGAGTCGAGAGCGGAATTGAGCAAGCTCAATACGGAATCAATAAAGCTGCAGATAGAGCTGCAAGCTCAGAGCAGCTTATTGGAGAGTGCCAACAAATCCTTGCAGGCATCCGCGCGCGAGGAGAAGCGCATTAAAAGACAGCGGCTGCTTTGGCAGATTATTGCCGGCAGTGTAGTTGTGACGCTCATTAAAAAAAGCATATAACAAAAAAGCCTACTGGTATTATCCAGTAGGCTAATTTTTTGTGGCAAAATTTATAATATCGCAATTTTATCATGAAAAAATATTGACAAATTCAAGATGGTGTGCTATAATTAAAGCATAGAGAGGAGGGAAAAGATGGATGATAAAGACTTCTTTCAAACGTTATTAGAAAATGTTGAAAGAATAGCCGTCATTATAGGCACTTACATAGTTTTGGTCGACCATTTAAGACGCAAATAACAACGGCTTTCGGCTGAAGGGCGGCAGGATAACCGCCCGCCCCTTCAAGGGGTATTCTATCATAAATAAGGAGGATACGCAAATGAAACTTACAGATATATTCATGATTTGCTTGCTGTTATTAGTTTACAATAGAGATTATGGGTGCAAAAAAGGTATTCTGGTTTGTGTATGCGTATATTACGCTTGTAGATTATTGCAATTCATGCTTTAAAGGAGATGTTAGTATGGCTGAAGAAGCAAAAGAAAAAACAACTTGGGGTGGCGCCCGTACTGGCGCTGGAAGGAAGGCTTTAGGCGGCAAAATGCGTTCTTTGCGCATGACAGATTTTGAGTACGATTTCGTGCGGGATGCGTTGAAAAAAATACGCGCTGGCGTGGAAACACTGGATGTAGCAGCGTATCGTACAGAGTGGGAACCGAAAGAAAAGGATTAGGCTTTATTCTGGAATTGTTTTCAAAAATAAAATAAGGCTCGGCTAGACACCGAGCCTTGTTTCTGATATTATGTTGTTACAACTACATAATTATAGCATAAACTAGGAAGCAAGAGAGTACAATCGGTTAATCACTATATTGCGGTCAATATAATTTCGAGTCCGCGGCACCAATTAGATAGAAAATATCTGATTGGAATCACAAATAGAGAAAATGCTGATTGAACTTGTAGAAGTCAATCAGTTTTTTTGTGTGTGAAAATACCCTACGTAAAAAAGAGATGAAGTTTAGATTTTTCGTCTAGACTTCATCTCTTTTGTTTTTCAATACCCTCTCTGCCTTACAGGGAGAGCTTATTCGACGTACTACCGTGACGGAGGTTCTGCGAATAAGGCTTCCCTGTTCATCGCAAGCGATGTTAGCACGACCAGCAGTTTATACGGCGCTTGTGCTTGTAAAAACTGGGTCTTAGCGTCAGGGGAGCTGTCGCCGTAAGGCGACTGAGGGGTACCACAAACTGCGAATGAGGCTCAGCTGTCAGCGAAACCGACTGAGAGGTACCATAAGCTTACTGTACTCCAGAGCCTTTTCCCGCAGCAGATAGGCACCGGGGCGCAGGTTTTTCGTTACCGGCAGACCGCTGAGAGCGAGTAAGTCCCAGCGCAGGTCAGAATCTGGTTATA